GCCCGTAAACCTGTTGGCGGGGAAGGTGATGGTCGCGCCAGCGTTCAGGGTGATGCTACGTCGTCCCAGCCCGAAGGCTGCCGTAGCTCCTGTCGCCTTCGTAACGGTGCCCGTGGTTGTGGGGATTAAGTCCTGCGGTCCTTGCCCGCCTTCGATGGACCATGCCGAGCCGATGGTGCCAAGCCCGCCAGAGAAGCCGCCGCCGCCCTGCCCGGTGGTGGGGAACCGGGAACGGAGGCTGTCGGCAAGGGAAGGGACCAGGCTTGACCGGTACGCGGTCGCTGCGGTTCCCTCAAAGAGGGAGTCACCAATCGCGACGATGTTGCAGCGGCGGTACTGTCGCTGTCCGATGGCCCGGTCCAGTGCGTGGAGCGCGGCAGGGACAACCATGTAGCGTTCGGCGGGAGTGATCGGGGATGCGTCAAGAAGACCCATTGGTTAGCTCACCACAATCTGGGGTACGTTCGTCGCGGCGCCGTTGGCGTTCCGCGTAATGGTCGGCTGAGTGAAGGTCTTCGTCACGGGTGAACCGTAGGTGATGTTGTAGGCGAGGATCGCCCCGGTGCTGTCACGGCTCGTGATGGTCAGCGTTCCCGGCGAACCGTCAGGCCACAGCACCGCGGCGCTCGTGATCTGGTCCGAACCGTCCCGGACGATGGCCCCGGCCACCAGCAGATCGGGGTTCTTGGCCGCTTGAATCAGGCCAATAAAAGTGGCATTCAGTGCCGTCTGCGTGGCGGACCCGGCAGTGCTCACGAAACTAGCCACAACAGTGTCCTGCGTCGGTGGCTGGATCGCGATGACCGTCCACGCATAGGTCCGGGTCGCATCAGCGATGACGACCGTGGCTTCGGTGGCGTGCTTGAACTGCTGGAACACGCCCAGCGTGCCCGAGTTCAGGATGTTCCCGGGGATCGCCGAACCGAACGTGTCCGTGATCGTGAGCGGTGTTGTGAACGCCGTGTCGCTGGTGGCGTACGCCTGGAACGAGACGTTCTTGACGACAGTCTTACTGACGGGTTCCCAAGCGACCATTGCAGGGAAGGTGTAGGTCACTCGGGACCCCTCTCAGGTTAGGAAGTGCGCAAAGCCCAAGCCACTTCCGACGCGATGTGCGGGGCTGTGGCGTTGGTCTGCGCTTGGATGTTGATTACTTGCGTCGGGCCGCCCGACACCGCGGGCTGGGCGGTCATCGTGGCGTAACCGGAAGACCCGGAAGCGCCTGTGGCCTGGGCCGCGAACACGTCCGACACGTTCACGCCAGCGTTCATCGCCTCCAGCCATGGAAGGTTCGCCTTGGTCTGCGGCTCGTTCACAAGGAACTCGCCCGAACGGACCTTCAACGGACGGCCGTTAACCAACGCGAGGATGTTGTCCACGTTCGGCCTAGCCGGTGGCCGGCCCGGCACGATGCCGCCGGATGCGAGGCCCATGATCGAATCAACCGCGCCGCCCGTGAAGCCTCCGGGGGTTTGGTAGGCTCCGCCCGTGGCGTAACGGTTGGCCGCGATCATCGAGCTCGCCGCGAGCGTGTCAGCCTTCGCGATGGCCGCGTCAATGGCTTCCTGCCCGTACACGGCGACGTTGATCGACACGTTCTTCGGGATGCCATTCACGGCACCCGTGGTGTTCTCGGCCATCCTTTTGGCGGAGTCGGACATCCACGTATTGATGTTCGCGTCCTTCGGGATGCCCAGCACCCTGCGGGCAGCGTCGTCAGCGGTTTCTCCGACCAGCTGGAACTTGCTTGCGTTGGCTTTCAGATCCTCGAACGTGTCTTTCAAGGATCCCTGCAACTGTTCCTGAGAGTAGACGTGCTTGCCGGTGGCATCTGTTTGCTGGGCCATGGTCTGGATCTGTGTGATCCCGGCCTTGGCGAGTGCGTTCAGCGTGGATTCGTTCGCCCGGCCCTGCTCCGTGTTCCGGTCAAGGGAGGTCCCGTTCTTCGTGATGGATTCGCTGACCTTATCGATCGCTTCCCGGTACCGGATCGACGCGTCCGAGGTGCTGATGGACATGAGGCCCGCCCCGAACAGGGCGTCCGCGAACTTGCCAAGGTCCGACACGGTGCCAGCGGCGCTGACACCGATTTCGTCGAGCTTCTTCGCCACGTCCTCACTGATCGGGATGGTCTTACCCGCGGCTGTCGTGTACGTGGCGGTCGCTGTGGTGGCTTTCTGCATCTCCGGGGGCAGATTGCCGAAAGCCATATTCAGTAGGGTCTGGTCATCCACGGCCGCGCCGGCCTCATTCGCGAGGCCCTTCAGAGCGTCCTTGTAACCTGGCAGTTTGTCGAGGGCGTCCTGCGAGGTCTTGCCGTTCTTCACGAACTCGTCAGACAGCAGCCGGAAGGACTTCGCTGCGGTTTCCATGCCACCGTTCCGGGCGATAGCACCCATCTGCTCGCCGACGCCCTTGAGTCGGTCCTCGATCTGACCCAGCTCGGACTTCGCGCCGAACATGGACGTGAACCCGTCGAAAAACTGGTTGACGTCCATCTGCCAGTCGTGATTCATGAGCCTGCCAACAGCGTCAGACACACCGTCCACGTTCTGGACGGTTTCCATGTTGAACACCTTGTCCCAGCCTTGGAACACGGAATCGAGCCCGGTGGAGTCGATGGTGTTGACGCTGTGGGCGACCTTCAGGATCGCGTTGCCGTAGTCCTCAGCGGACTTGACTTCCTTCTCCGTGAAGATCTGCCCGGCGATCTGCAGGGCCACAAGCGCCCCGGCTGCCACGCTCGCGGCTTTTGTGATTTTCCCCAGTGTGCCCGGAACCTTGGAACCAGTCTCAGTGAGCTTGTCGAGGTGGGTCTTGGTTTCCATGATCTTCGGGAACAGGGTCAGGAACCCGCCGCCGAGCAGGGCGGCCCCGCCCGCCAGCGCACCGATCCCCAGCGATGTTTGCAGGACAGGACCGGGAAGATCACCGATCGCGTCAACCAGATGCTCAGCGGTCTGCGCCAGCCCGCGCAGAACCTCATTCGCCCCGGATCCGGACTTCAAAAACACGGAGTCGATGGAACCGCCGAGCTTCTCAATGTCCCCGGACAGGTTGTTCTGCATCATCGCGGCTGTTTGGGCGGCGTATCCGGCAACGTTGACCTCATCGGACCAGTGACGGATGCCGTCCGCGCCCTCCTCGTAGAGGATGTTTGCGGCACGCACAGCGTCGGAGCCGAAGATGATCTTCATGGACGCGTTACGCTCTTCGTCCGACAGGCCCTTCATGGACTCTTGGAGGTTCCCCGCGAAGTTAGCCAGGCCAATGAACTTGCCTTGAGCGTCGTACGCGTGGATGCCGAGCTTGTGCATTTCCGCCGAGGCGGCGGCACTGTTCGGGGTCAGTGACATCAGCATCGTCTTGAACGACGTGCCAGCGTCGGAGCCCAGCAAACCGGCGGATGCGAAGGACGCGAGCCCTGCCGTGGTTTCCTCAATGGTCAGGCCGGTTGAGGCGGCCACCAGACCGCCCTGTTTCAGGGCCATGCCAAGGTCCTGCACGGACCCCTGGGCTTTGCCCGCGCCCGCCGAAAGGAGATCCGCGAGGTGCGGGATCTTATCGCCAGTCAGTTTGAACTGGGTCATCGCTGTGGCGGCCAGTTCAGCGGATTCGCCGACGCCCAGGTTCCCGGCAGCGGCAAGGTCCAATGAGCCCTTCAGCCCGCCGGCGAGGATGTCCCGCGTGGCCACGCCAGCTTTGGAGAGCTCTTCAATGCCCTGCGCGGCTTCCTTAGCGGAGAACGCCGTGTCGGCGCCCGCCTTGACCGCGGCATCCCGGAGCTGGGACATGTCACCGCTGGTGGCGTGCGTGGCGGCCTGCACGGAAGACATCTGCTTGTCGAAGTCCGCGTACGCTTTCACCGCCGAACCGACACCCAGTAGGACGGCTGCCCCGAACCCGAGGGTCACGCCGCCGAGCGTCTTCCACGCTTCCGTGTTGGACTTCGCCGATACCGTCAACCGGTTCACGGCAGTGTCCGCCTTATCAGCGGACAGGACGGCCCGTGCTTGTGCAGCGCTAGCGGTGTCCTGCGCGGCGGCGGCCTTCTCATGGGCTTGGGTTTCACGGGCCCGTGCCAGTTCAGCAGCGTTCGCGGCTCGTTGTGCCGCTGCGGCTTGCTGGTCGTAGGCTTCCTGCTGCCGCTTCGACATCACACCGGATGCGTTGGCCTGAATGTCAGCGGCTTTCTTCGAGGCGTCAGCGGCTTTCTGTTCCGCCTGGATGCGCTTATCCGTGGCCGCCTGAGCCTGAGCGGCCGCTGTGCGGGCAGCCGCGGCGGCTTTCTGTGCCGCCTGGGTCATCTCGTTCGCGGCGGTCTTCTGCGCGTTTGCAGCTTTCCCCTGTTCGGCGATGAACTGTGAGGCGTTCGCCCGGAGCTCCATGACGACAGGGGGAAGGAACGACATGGTGGCCTCCGGGGCTGGTTAGTATTTGACGTGCCGCGCCCAGTTGCCGGCGGCGATGGCACCCATTTCGGTGCGTAGCTTCGCGGCGGCGGGACCGAAGTACGGGTAGGCGCCGGTGGGCGCCAGGCCGAGTTCGACGCGGCGGCCGTACCGCATGGTCGGCCCGACTTGTTGGGAGTATTCGCCCATGGCGATGTGGCGGAGCGTGTCGGCCATGATGGAGCGGCGCAAGTTACCAGTGACGATGTTCGGCTTACTCCCGCCTACATGAGGCTGGCCCTTTTTGTGGGAGCCTTGGAAGTTGGCTTGGGCGTCGCGGATCAGCATCGCCGAGCCTTGCGTGACGTTCGCCCGGGTAGCGTCGTCAACCTGCGCGCCGACCCGCACGAACGCGGCCTGCAACGCATCCATCCCGGTAAACTCGGCGTCATAACCGATCACGGCGGCGCTCCTTAGTTGATGGTCGGTTCCTGCGGGGCGGGCTCACCCAACGGCAGCGCCGGGGCATTCACTTCCGCTTCCACGGCATCCAGACGGAATATCCCCTCAATCGCGCTTTCGGGGGTGTCCATGTAATCCGCGAAGGTCCCCCCATATGTTCTGATCCAGCGGCGGGCTCTTAGGAGTTCGAGTGTTTCCGGGGCGAGCTCCGACGCTTTCCTCTCCCCTTTGAGGAAGTCTTTGTAGCGTCGGAGCTCCCAGTAAAAGACCGCTTGTTCTCAAGGTTTGCGAGGGTCATTTCCGCGTCGGCGGCCGGGTCATAAACGGGCATCGAGTTGACCGTGTCAACGATGACGTCCGCTATCCCGTCGGGCAGATCCAGCATGTCCTCCCACGATGCCGGGAGGGGCCGGTCGAGGGTCCACGACTTCAGGTACCCCCACGCGGTGGCGTACTTGATGTGCTCGATGATTTCGGCTTCGTGGGGTGTGAGCCGAAGGTCGGGCCCGGGCAGGTTCTCGTCTTCCGTTTCAGTGCCCCCGTCCGGGGTTGTGACGCGGCGGGCCATGACCAGCTTCAACAGCAGATCGTCCGAGCGGTTCAGCAGCGACTTCGCCGGGATACGGCGGCGCGGGGTGAGTTCTTTGGGGTCGTACAGTTCGGCGGTTCCGCCGGGAATGATGATGATTGTGGACATGCGGGGATACTCCTTGGGGATACAGGGTTGCAGCGGGCGCCCATGGGTGGTGGGCGCCCGCTACGTTGGGGCTAGAACGGGGTGCTCGATGTGGTCAGGAGTTTCGCCTGAATCGGGGACTGCTTCCCGTCCGTTGCGTCCGTGGCGTTCATCAGCGCCTTGTAGTTCGAACTGATCGTCGCGAATGACGTGTTCGAACCGGCCGGGGACGCCGAATCGTAAGCGATCTTCGTCATCTGCAGCGTGAGCGGGTGCGTCGCATCCGCTTGCTGGTAGATGGACACCACGAGGGAGGGTTGCGTGTTCGCGAGCAGGTTCGTGAGGTCCTGGTCCGTGGTGCCCTGGTAGATCGCCTGCAGCGAACCGGTCACGGACAGGGGCCCGGCGAAGATCGACAGCGGGGTCTGGGTGCCGTTGAGGACCGCGACGGGGCTGACGGAGCGGGTGATGTCGACGCTGCAGTCGCTGTACTGGGTGGCTGCGACACCGCCGACGGTGATGGAGGTGGTGAATGGCGGGAACGGCGGCAGGGTGCCCGGCGTGTTCGTGGGGGCGGTGATGAACGCGCCGGGCAGGCCCGTCCATGCTGCGTCCACGGTGGGCAGCGTGTCGGCCTTGAACGCGAGCTTCAGGGAGCCGAGGATCATGCCGGGAATCTGTACGACCTTGCCGTCCAACTGGTACAGGAACCCGGTGAAGCTGGGCGGCTGGCCGTTGAGGGTGGAGGACGCGGAGTTATTCAGGGACACCTTGTGGGTGTAGGGGTCACCGGCGCCGGTGATGGTGTCGGTGCCGCCGAGGATGGCGAGCAGGTGCGGGAAAATCGTGTCACCGTAGACCATCGTCTTGTAGGACAGTTCGTCGTAGCGCATGCCCTGCGCCTGACCGTAGTCGGTGCCCATGTTGCCGCGGAGGGCCTGGTCAACGAGGGCCGTGACCTTGGGCTCCCACTTGGGCGAGTCCACGGGAATCCACATGGTGGGGGCCGCGACGGGGGTGCCGTACGTGGTTTCTTTGGCGAGGCCGAGCCATTGCTGGGCGCCGGGCCGGGCTGTAATTGTCATGAAAGGGTTCCTTCAGTTACTCGGTGGGAGTTGCCGGGCCCGGCTTGGTGGAGGGCTTCGGTTTCGGGGTGGGGATCGGCGTGCCATCCACGTCAACGGGTAGCGGTTCGGGCGCCACTTCCGACAGTTCGGGGTGCTCGTACGGTTCGTCAGTGCGGATCGCGTCCCCAGGTCGGGCCTCGAGTGTTGCGCCGTGCGGGGGCGTGTCACCTTCGGCAGGTGTGAGGTCGGCATTGACGCCCTGTGACAGGCCCGTCAGTATCCGCGGGTGGGCGCCGGTGAAGTTATAAGCGGTCATGATCGGGTTCTCCTAGAACATGGACAGG